CGACAAACACACTCTGTGATTATCACCTCAAGCCAGCAATGAAAGATGCCGCCCAGTAGCAAGAGCTGCACCGCTCTTTAGCGACACCCGTTGCCGGATCACCACCGGCCCAGATTCAAGGGCGGCGATGAACCGGCCTTAACGGTTCAGAGGGTTGGCAACTGACCCGGGCGTGCAGCGTAAAGCGCCAAGAACAGTTATCCAGCGGGAGAACAAGCCGAAAGGCCCGCGGCTGGAAGAACATTTGATTCAAGCCGGTGACCGACGCCAGGTGTTATGCGGGTGACTGGTAGGAAATATCACTGATGACCGTTGGCGACAGCGGTCATTGGGATTCCGACCTCGGAGAAAAAAGGGATGAGTGAAAGAAAGCCACGCTTGCATGTGCGGCATGATTTTGATGAAAAAGACTCGCAACGATTATGGATTCGAAACTGGATGGAAACGACTTCCGAAAAACACATCCAGCATCACACAAGGTCAGGGTCTCTATACGACCAGGTTGTAGACCGATCACTGGCAGGCGGATCGGCACAGCGAGCAAATTTATCATATGCAGGAACAACCAACGGCTTCTCCGGATATCAGGAGTTTGCAGAGTGGTGTCAATTGGCTCCCGGCTACCTTGAGCGTGATCATCTTCATCGATGGTGGGTGCTCGATAAAGATCTGATAAAGCCTAATAACAAGTGCTACTCCCCTGATATGTGCTGCTTCATACCTCAGCGCATCAACAACCTACTCATCGCCAGCGGAAAGATTCGCGGTAGCTGGCCTATAGGTGTCGTTCAGGACAAGAAGCTCGGCAGATTCAGAGCAAGAATCCGAGACGGAACAAGGTCGATGAAGAGCCTTGGAATGTTCGTCGACCCGATGAGTGCGCATGCCGCTTGGCAGATTGAAAAAGTCAGACAGCTAAGAATCGCTGCTAGCGAACTTCCAAGGGTGTGCGTCGGAGCTATATCTGGCTTGCATGCTCATGCCGACTTAATAGACCGGGATTTGAAGATGGGTGTCGAGACGATCCGATAAGTCGGGTCACGGCGGAAAGCATCACTGAGCAGCCTTCTTGCGAGGGCTGCTTGGGATGACAACCGAGGGCAAGACGATGAACAAAGTAATTCACATCACAGGGCATGGTGAGCTGCGGGTGTTTGCGGACGAGAGCCTGGCCGCCTGCATTCGAGAGGCGAACAGGCTCAACGCTGAGCGTGGATTCACCAGTGGCGTTCGTGTTGTTGAGTGCGCAGACGGCCATCGAATGACGGCGGCTGACTGCAAGGCTACCGCATGACGGATCTTTTCACTGATGCCCATCCAGAGCGGTGGGCACTGGGAAAATTACTGATAGCAGCGTGACCTCTGAAGCTACGTTGAATTTCAATTTCCAGATTTCAACCGCTGCCAGCACTCAAGTGACGCGTTCGAAATAAGCGTCCACTTCACCCACCTTTCGCCGCACGCAATGCAGTCCATCGGCAATCCATCTCGCAATTTCTCGCGTATGGACGGCCCACTACGCCTTAGTCGCGCGGTTTCGAACTCAGGATGGTTAGTTGGCTGAGAGCAATTAAAACAAACCATGATTTTTCACTCACTGGAGCGTGGAGTCGAATTCAGACTACGTGCAAACAGTGCTCGTAAACAGCTATCGATTCCATAGCGATGGGCCGCTCCAGATGATTCCTTGATGGGCAAGAAATCGTGGCTAGTTACTGCCCCCCCGAACATCGCGACATAGCGGATGAATGCGCAGGGTTTCCCGCCGCGCTCAAGCTTTTATCCGGCCATTTGCACTCACTTCCCCGCCTCTATTACGTCAGCACTCCTCCCCCGCGCCCATCGGCAACCAGCGGGAGGCATGAGTGTTGACGAATACAGGTGAACAACCCGCCACTTTGGAGGCGACCATGAACGCAGCATTGAAGATATGCCAGGAGCGGTTCGACGCTCAGTTGCCTCCAGAGGTCAGCGAGGCGAGCGCAGAGCAGGAGTGGCTGGAACACTCGGCCGAGCAGTTGGTGTGCGGAATGGACATCAAGTGGAAGCGCCGCCACGGCCAGCCGCAGGTGGTGACGTTCGACCGGTTCTGCACCTACCTGCAAGGCGTCCTAAATCAGCGCCAGATCGACGGCCTGGACCAGCGCGATTCGTTCGCCCGGCTGTTCCTGTCTTCGATCCTGGGCAGCCAGGCCGATTCGCGCGGACACGCCGCTGACCTGATAGGCCAGCCCCGCCCCATCGAAGCCGCCGAGAAGGTCGCCATGGATCTGCTCAGGCCCTACGCCGCCGACGCAATAGCAGCGGAGCGGGAAGAAGCAGAAGACGACATGGATGCGGACCTATGAGCCCACACATCCTGATCGATGAGGCACTTGAAGCGCTTGAGCATCCCAGCAGCGAGCCCGGCGCCCAGGCGGTGGTGGCGCGGATGATCACCAACATGCTCACCGGCGACGCAATCACCGTCGAAGAATTCAACCACTACTGCCAGCGCCTGCTGAAAATCACCAGGCACCGCAAGGAGGCTGCATGACCACTGCACCGGTTAAATCGCTGATCGACGAGCAGCTCGACGACATCGAGCGCCGCATTGCCATCCTGGGCTTCGGCCTTCCCTTCAACGAACTGATCGGGCGCAAGCGTGAAGACTTGGTGCGGGATCTGCCGCAGCGCCTGGCGCCAACCATGAAGGGCGGTCGCATCGCGGTGAGGATTCGGTCTTGACTCCCCACCAGCGCACCAGGCGCATGCTGATCTGGCGCGGCTCTTTCTCTGCCCTCTCCCTCTGCACCTTCCTGATGCTGCTCGGCGCTCTCGCTGATCGGATCACCTCTTAACCAATACCTTCACAGCGCCCCGCAAGGATGGCGCGGGAGATAGTCATGCTCGCAGCTATTACAGATCGAATTCGCTCCAAGTCCTACGAACTCCCGCTGTCCCGAGACTATGTACGCCACTGGGGCCTGAAAGAGGCCATCCGGGAGCTGGTACAGAACGCACTGGATAGCGAGTCGCCATTTGAATATGCCTTCGCCGATGGCCAGCTGTTCATCACCAGCCGGTTTGCCAGACTTGAAGCCAGCACCCTGGTACTGGGCAGCACGTCCAAGGCTGACCGATCCGACGCCATCGGCAGTTTCGGCGAGGGCTACAAGATCGCCCTGCTGGTGCTGACCCGCAACGGATACGACGTGAAGGTCCTCAATGGCAACAAGCAATGGGTTCCCGAGTTTCGGCATAGCGACCAGTTCGACGCTGAGGTGCTGTGCATCAACGAGACTCCAGCGCACCGGCAGAATCAGGGCGTGGAATTCATTGTGTCTGGACTCACCGAAGATGACGAAGCTGAGATCCGCAGCATGTGCCTGCGCATGCAGCCTCCCATGAGCGACGTCATCGGCACCAAGTACGGCCACATCCTTCCTTCCCGGCCCGGCAAGCTCTACGTCGGCACGCTCTTCGTTTGCGACACCGACCTGACCTACGGCTACGACATTCTTCCTGAGCATTTGCAGCTTGAGCGTGATCGCCAAACGGTGAGCGGTTGGGATTTGAAGCAGGTATCCAAAAACGCCTGGATCGACACCGGGCGACTGGATGAGGTAGCGGAAAAGATCGAGGCGGGCATTCCTGACGTCGAATATGTCGAGTACGGCAGCACCGAGCTTGTGCGGGAGGCCTGCTACAGGTTGTTCCAGCAAAAGCACCCTGGCGCCATTGCCGTTCAATCCCAGGAAGAGCTGAACAACCTGGTCAAGCAGGGAATGACCAACACCGTAGTGGTGAGCCGGACCTTCCACTCTCAGGTTTCAAACTCGACTTCGTACAAGCAGCAGGTCTCCCACGTCGTTGCCATCCAGACGCCCAAAGCTGCCCTGGAAGAATGGTACCGCGACAACAAAAAATACATGAGTAGGCTGCCGGCGGCTTCCTTCAAGGACCTTGCCAAGCGTGCTGACGGCTGGAGGAATAAGTGATGTCTGAGAACACCAGGATATGGGATCAGGTCGAGACCACCGACCCGGAAGTGACCAAAAAATTTACCGGCGCGGGTGGCTTTAAGGGGACCGCTATCCGCCCCACTTACCTGATGCATCGAGCCACTGAGCTGTTTGGCCCGTGCGGCGAAGGCTGGGGCTGGACTGTCCTTGAGGACCGATTCGACGAAGGCGCTCCGCTCCAGGCACCGACGAAAGAGTGGCCCGGCGCTCCGATGATCTGCGCGAAGGTGCACACCGTAAAAGTAGAGCTTTGGTACACGGGCAAGGCCGGGCAGAAATGCACAATCCAGCAGTACGGCCACACACCATTCGTATACCTGCAGCAGGGAAAAATTCTGACTGACTGGGATACCGCAAAAAAATCCCTGACCGATGGAATCGGTAAGTGCCTGCAAGCATTGGGCTTCGCAGCTGACATTTACCTGGGCATGTTCGACGATCCCACCTACGTCGACACCATCACCGAGGAGTTCAAGCTTGAAAAGGCCGAGGACAAGGACGCCGAGATGCTTCGCCAAAAACAGGAGCGTGTCGACTGGCTTGCCTCCGCGGTCGAGACCATAGGCAAGGCCGTCACCACTCACGAACTCAAGCTTCTGAACGTGAAATACATCCGCGAGGCAACTCGCCGCAACGAGCCCACTTTCATAGCGCGAATCACTCGAGCATTCGAAGAGCGCAAAGTTGACCTTGAAAAAGGCACGGAGGCAGCAGCATGACTCAACTCTACGCACTCACCGGCAAACTCGCCGAACTCCAGGCCATGGCCGACACCGACGATGAAGGCCTGAAAGAAGCCCTTCAGCATGCCATGGACGAAGTCCAAGGCGACTTCAACGACAAGGCCGACAACATCGTTATGTTGCGCCGCAATATCGAAAGCGACGTGACGACCATCGAAAACGAAATCGAGCGCCTGGCCGAACTCAAGCGGATCAAGTCCAACAGCGTGTCGCAGATCAGCGACTACCTGCGCCGCAACATGGAAGCTGCAAACATCAAGACGATTAAGCGACCGCTCTTCACCATCACTCTGGCCCTGGGCAGCGAGCGAGTGATCGTAGACAACGAAGATGCAGTGCCGGACGAGCTGACCACTGTGAAGTCGAGCATTGCCCCGGACAAAAAGGCCATTGCCGCCAAACTCAAGGAGATCCGCGAGCATAACGAAGCGGTGCGCAAGCGCATGGCCGCCGGTGATGATGCTGAACACGAACTTCTACCCGAACCTACCTGGGCTCACTTGGAGCGCGGCGACAGTTCGATCCGAATCAAGTGAGGTCGCCATGTACGTCAGCAACCACCTCAACCTGGTTGAGCAGCACCGCCAGGACGCCTACTCAATATCGGAGCGCACGGCGCAGTTCCTCGCTGCTGGTGGGACCGTGGCGCAGTTGCCAAGCCCGCCCAGCAACCCAGTCCCGCCGAAACGCTCGGCCAAGATCGATCCCGAAACCATCCTCAAGCGCCGCAAGCCGCCTATCACAGCGGCAGAACGTAAGGCGCTGCGCAAACTTGCGGAGGCATTATGAGCAAGCGCAAGCCGCATAACCTGCAAGCCCGCATTGCCCGATCGTGCCGCTCGCTGCTGGCATCCAATCACGTCGCAGTGGTCAACATCGACCCCAGCGGCCGCCAGGGCATGATCAATTACAAATCACTGAAAAACATCGCGCCCGGTAAGATCGGCCAGGCCGTCTGCGGTATCCCCCACCGCTGGACGATATACCTCAGCGCCCTCTGCATCGACGCCCGCGGCGACCGGTACAGCAAGTCGGTGGAGGTGGCGCCCGATGGCGTTTACCTCTCCGACCATCTGGAAGACGTGATCGAGCATTGCTACAAGAAGCTGCGCGATGAGGCCAATCAAAGCCAGATGGTGGCTTCGGGCTGGATTGCCATTCCTGAAGCGATTTCGCTTGATGAGGCGCACGCCGCACGGATCTTCGAAACGGTCGGCGCATGGAATCAGCAGAAGGTCGCTGCATGCGCCGCATAGCCCGCGCCCAGCAACGCAAACGTCAAACCTGGCTCGCACTGCCGGCCAGCGGAATAGAAGAGGTAGGCCATGGCCAAATCAGTTCAGGAACGATCGGCCAAGGCTGCGCAGAAGCGCCTGGCGGTCGCCGAGAAGGAATTGCGGCACAAGGTCAGGCCGGGTATCGAGCAGGCCATGGAGCGGATCTGCACCAGAAGCAAGACGCCAATCATCAGCGAGGTTTTGCAGATCGCCATCATGAAGATGGACTTAATGGGCGACCACGAGTTGTTTGAGTTCTTGCAGTATCCGCGCCACGAAATCGTGATTAGCGAAAAAGTGGCGCGTGAATTTGAAAAAGCCAGCCGGCGCGAGCTGAGCCGAGATTCGGGTGATGACTGAATGACCGTAAACGACACCTTGATTTTTCACTCCTCTAGTTCTGACGCTTCCCCGAAACCTTTCGTTTGGTTAATAATCATTGCCTGCCTGAGATGTAACGCTTTCTCCGCTTCCTCAAAAACCATCTCGCGCGCATCAGGGTCGGTCCACACTTGCACCAATCTCTCCTTGCGGAAAGCTTCGGGTGAAAGCGGATGCTTAGCGTAGGGATTGTGGTATACGCGAAGGCCGTCTGTTATAGACTCAACAATTTTCCCGCCGCTCGAAACTTCCCGAGTAATACCCTCCGGTGTTTCCCAGTGAGTAGCGATCACGGACATGGGATTTCCAGATAATGCTTCAACTTTACCCCATGTAGCAGTACTACTGAAAACGACAGCGCTAACGTGGCTAAATCGATCGCAGTCGAAAAAACCTAGTTCTATTTCCGATCCATTATCTTTCGCTACGCTACCCAAGCTTTTCGACTCAGGCCCATCAGGAAAGCGACTTGGATTCGCCATATACTCATCTTCATCTACATAAAAATCGAACAACAGCGCTTCGATCGCTCGAAAAACCTGCAGATTGAACCAAGGTTGCTCAAACGGAGCGATGGCTATAACAAACGGCTTATCCTTAACATGCTCTAGTTTTGAATACTTATCAAGATAATGGGTCGACTTATTCATAAAGGCATTCGCCAATCGAATAATTGCCACTCGATTCAGCTCATTGAACTTTATCTCCCCTAGCTGGGGCGGAGTTAGAGACTTACTCCACTCCGGGAGGCTGTCTTTCGCTGCGTTAGCAGTTGTAGCTTCCAGCAAAAACTCAGAACCTTTTATACGCAACACAAAGTCCGGCGCATAATAACTCCAGTCGAACTCCGCCCCAAGCTCACGAAGCGCAGCATGTAAGTAAATCTCCCAGAAACTAGAGTTAAACGTGGTCTGAAACTCTTTTACGAATTTACCGTCCCTATCAGGGAATCCGTCCACCCATTGCTCTATAACTTTTCGGCAATATTCATTGCTCGGCAAATCTTCGCAAATACGACGGAAATGTTGGTGAAGCTTATCGCCCTCTATTTGCGGGGTGAATAAATCCACAGCATATCTCCTTGATCCGGCTCCATGCCGGTCACCCGTAATACCCCATATCAATGAATCACGCCAGCCACGCACTATCGAGCCAATGTCTCCGAATGCTCGCTGATCTCCTTTCGATAAGTCGCCAGATCAACGATCTGCCGCAGGCAAATGACGATCTCCCGTTTCTTCTCGTCGTCTGGAAGACCAATCCACTTAAGCATCGTCAGGGCGTCTTCCTCGATTGCTGCGAGTGCATCGATATCGCTTTGCAGTCTCATGTCGGCCTCCTGCCAGGGTGAGCTACATACTGAGAAATAGCCCATAAATCTAAATCACGCCAGCCGGCGAGGATCCCCTATGACTACTCACAACATCGTCAGCATGAGCGGCGGTAAAGACAGCACGGCTACGCTGCTGGTCGCCCGCGAGCTGGAGGTGCCGAATCTCAGCGCGGTAGTGGCTGATACCGGGCATGAACATCCAGAGACGTACGACTACATCCACTACCTGGCGGAAGCCACGGGCGTTCCCATCCGGTGGGTAAAGGCAGACTTCTCCAGGCAGATCGCCGGCAAGCGCAAATTCATCGAGACCAAGTGGCGCGAAAAGGGTGTGCCGGAAACGGTGGTGCTGGGTGCTCTGGAAGTCCTGCACCCGACTGGCAACCCGTTCTTGGACCTATGCCTGTGGAAAGGCCGATTCCCCAGCACCAAGGCGCGCTTCTGCACCGACGAACTCAAGCGCAATCCAATAATCGAGCAGGTTTACCTGCCGCTCATGGACGGCGACAACATGCTGCTGTCCTGGCAAGGCGTGCGGGCCGACGAGTCACTGAACAGAAAATACCTGCCTGAGTGCGATGAGGTCGGAGGCGGCCTGTTCAACTACCGTCCCATCTTGAAGTGGACTGTTGATTCAGTCTTCGAGGCTCACCGGGTAGCCGGCATCAAGCCGAACCCGCTGTACTTGCAAGGCTGCAATCGCGTTGGCTGCATGCCCTGCATCATGTGTGCGAAAGACGAGCTCCGGCAGATCGCCGCCAGGTGGCCAGAGGAAGTTGGCCGAGTGCGCGAATGGGAGCGACTGGTGAGCATCGCCAGCAAGCGCGGAGCGGCTACGTTCTTCGCCACCGTCACCGACCCCACCGTGCGTTCAGATGACAAAGTCAGTGCCGTAACGCACGGAATTGACCGAATAGTCGACTGGAGCAACACCGCACGCGGGGGCCGACAGTTCGACATGGTCGACCTGATCGCTCGCACCGACAGCCAGAACAGCTGCTCTTCCGCCTATGGACTCTGTGAGTAATAACAAAACTAATTCAGCATATCGTCCAGTAGGGAGTCTAGGTTAGAGGCTTTATCCCGAGCTACATCAAATAACTGCTTCAGCATAGGAGAGTATTCAGAGTAGTCGCTTACCAAACTGTCACCGATGATAATCCCAAAGTGGATAGACGTAGTCCAGCTGAACTCATCAACATCCGTCCAGTACTTCTCCCTGAGCTCAAACAAGCATACTGCGCTCCCTTTATATCTAGCTTCGAGATACAGCGGAATGAAATTATCAGTGGCCAAAGTTAAGGCTCGAGGAGCACTGTCGATACGCCAGCTAACTTCGCCGTTATTTGTGGAGCGAAGTAATTTTTCAACAAGCATTGACAATTTGTAATCAGTATTCATCGATTTCTCCAAGCTGAATCTTTATGACCGCCATCAACTTGAACGATCATTCCATCAAGGGACCTTGCAATCTCCCAGGCTTCGTTAAGGGAAATGGCTGAAATATCACGAGCAAAAAACAAAAAGCTTTTATGCTCAATTTTCCCCAGTACAACTTTTAGGGACTTCTTTTCTTCAGCTGCAAGTTTTCCTTTCAAGATAATCAGACGCCCACGCACCCTAGACAACGCGTTATGGGTTGTCTTACCAGTACCTCCAGGCTTCTCCCATTCTCCAAGAGCCTTGATTAGCGCCTGCGAGTCGCTTGAAAGTTCTGGAAGAATTTCACCTACCCTGACACGGTTAAAAAAGAAATCGCTAATTCTTCTTGCCTGCCATCCAATCCAGCAGGTTAGAGCAAATCCAAGCCATGTGATGATATCGGCAGAGCTGCTTAAAGTTAGCCAAGAAGGCCAAGTCCATTCAATCGCTGTCAATCCGTTAGCCCTCCGTTCCTACATTATCTGCAGAAATTATTATGCCTGCCATCACTCCCTTAAGGTATCCCCATGCCCACAGAAAAAAACGGCTGACCCCTTCGGCCCGAACGGCCGCACCTTCCACATCCATCTGAGCGTGCGCGGGGCAATTCGCGATTTCAGCAAGCGTCAGCTCAAAGGCATGTTCCGCGCGGACGGTCGCGAATGCACCTCCGAAGAAGCGAAGGATCACCTGTTCGAAGCGCTGGCGCAGGGCAAAGAGGTGCTTCCCTTCGGACCGCCGTGTGAAGGTTTCGATTTCACCGGTGGTGGCTGCCTAGGTCATGACCGGGAGGTCGCATGAAGCGCATCTACCTCAGTGGCCCCATGACCGGCCTGCCCGGCCTAAACTTTTCCGCCTTCCACGCAATGAACATCTGCATTCACGCGGGCAGCCCTTAGTCCGAACTGATCTCAATATCTTCTGGAAAGATAAGCTTTCCATACCAGCCTTGCCCGGCCGTAAGAGCAGATATCGGAGCAAGTAAAAGTGCCGCCAGTAACAGGGCTCTCTTCAATCCGCCGATGCTGCTAACCATTACCCTGCAGATAAGCCATAGATGAAGAAGGCTCGCCCCACACGCAAGAAAGATAAACCCGAAGGCCTGAACCGAGCTAGACATCCGTGTTCCTCACATCCTTGAAAACCGAAGCATAGCGCGTCCGAAGCGCACCCTGTCAGAAACCCCTCCCCCTTCAAAGTCAGCCGCTATAGCGGCAAGGATTCGGCATCAGGGATAGGGAACAAATTCTCCCAACCACTCTCGGGCAATCGGAACCGCATATTCGAGCAACTCAAGCGGAACATCCGGTATGAACAACGTCACCTCGAATCGAAGCGTTTCATCATTTCGAAATATCTCAAACAACGGTCCGTTGTTACCCCTCCAGCACTCCATCGCAAGTCCATCGTGTGCTTCGACGACGCTTGAGGCGCAGCAAAATCGGTATTCAACTCCGTGTACGACCACATCGCACCTACCTATCTGAGGTGGCAACGATACCCCTCCCCTCTATGAATTTGATAGCCGCTAAAGCGGCAAGGACGAAGTCATGCCTGAAGAAAAGATTGTGTTCGTCAACAGCGAGCCAGCCAAGTGCGGCTGCAAGATGGAATTCAGCTCTGGCGGCGGGCACTACTCCGACGTGGTGTACGTCACTCCATGCCAGGATCACAGCGGCAACAAGCCGTTCGGGCCGGTCGAGGTCAAGCGCGATGCGGACGGCTGGTGGTATCACCCGAACATTCCGAGCTTTGGCGAAGGCGAAGACCCGGCGCCCTACATTGCCTGGGTCAAGGAACAGGGGCTGGAGCTGCAAGGCTGGCACTCTGGCGACGAAACCTACGACCTTCCAGACGAAGATGCCGCCTGTACCGCCTGGAATCCCGAATCGCCAGGGCCTGAGTGGTTCCTCATGGGCATCTTCGATACGGAAGACGGCCCATACGTGCAGTGGGCGCGCCGGGAGGTGGCACCGTGAGCCGAAGCGGATACAGCGATGATTGCGGCGGATGGGATTTGATCTTCTGGAGAGGTGCCGTGAATTCGGCGCTGAGGGGAAAGCGCGGGCAGGCGTTCCTGGTTGAGTTGCGCGACGCTCTGGACGCCATGCCTGAGAAACGCCTGGTGGCAGACACCCTCGAAGCCGATGGCCAGTTCTGCACCCTGGGCGTTCTCGGTGCAAAGCGTGGTATCGCCATGAGCACCATCGATGCGCATTGCCGAGAGATGGTGTCGGAAGCTTTCGGAATTGCGCCAGCCATGGCCGCCGAAATCGTGTTCGAGAACGACGAGTGTGGATGGAACGAAACCCCAGAGCAGCGCTGGCAGCGGATGCGGAAATGGATCGACAGCCATATCAAACCGGTGACGCCATGATCGCCACCCCCTGGTTCGCGTAAGTGTTCATCTACAAGGGGCCGAGGCCACGAGCGCCGGGAGCGCCGGGAGCGTCAGGCAATTGCTTTAGACAGTCGAGCCATTGCGGCAAACATGCCCTCATAACTATCGAGCCAGGCGCTTGCGGTATCACCGCACTCAAGAGCTGTAATTAAGCTCCTGGCGGCATACATGCCACAGAGCCCAAATTCTTCACCCCCCTCTCCAGAGTTAATTCTGCTGATCTCCAGAAGAGCATCGTCTTTATTTGATTCGCCAAATATAAAAAGGAGTGCCCATACTTTTGAGTTTGAGTCCCAATCTTCAATCTGTGCAGCTTGAATTTCGGAATGTATCTCTGAGATCCCACCAAAGATCGCATCGAGAAGAGCGGACTTTAACTCAGAAGGCAGTTCGTGAATCTGGCCTTCGATCCCCGCATCCCGCAGTTCTTTAACCAAATGAAACATCGTGAACTGAAGTACATGGTTTGCTGCTTTCAGCAGCTGACCGCCGTCTTCTTGCATGGCAAAAACCTGTCCATTAGTAAACTTCTTAGGCTGTCAGCCTAACCCCTTTTTTCCAAATATGTCTGCCGATGAGGGGCGGGCGAGGTATTCCTGTGCTCAAAAAAATCGGAAAACTCATCACTGAACCGCTTCGCAAGGGCGACAAGAGCCGGCCACTGCGCTGGCGTATGGGGATGCGGCTAAACCACATCCACAACGACCTGCACTCCAGACACCCGAAGCTCTGGAACGTAATCGTGATGTCGGCCCGGACGCTGATCTGTAAGCCGTTCGGCCATCGCTGGACCAGGCTCGAGGCCGTGAAGTACGGCGACTTTGGATACTCCCGCATCTGCAAGATCTACCGCATAAGCCACGGACGGGACCGCGATATCGACACCTACCACGAAACCCATCGCCAGGGCGGCTGGAACAAGGTCGCCAAACCCTAACCCACCTTCTGCCGCCCAGCGCGGCAAGGACACCCCATGTTCGCTATGAAACTCACCCTGATACTGCTGGGCGCTTTGCTGTACCTGGTAGGAACCATCGGCTGGTTCGGCTGGCTCGGGCTCGACCTGCTGGACACCGGCACCACTGAGGCACTCCTCTACGCCTTCGCTGGCACATGCGCCTGGCTGCTGATCAGCTTCGGCCTGGCCATTCAAATCATCAAGACAGCGCGGCCCACGGCCGGCAAGAGGTAGGTATGGACGGAATTCACTTCCTGTCGCACGAAGACGTCTGCACGCTCACCGGTGCCAGAACCAAAGCTGGCCAGATTCAGGTGCTCAAAAGGAACGGCATTCGCCACACCATCAAGCGCAGCGGATGGCCATGCGTCATCGCGTCCTCCCTCACCGGCGAGGCGATTGCTGTATCAGCAGAGAAACCAAAGTGGCAGCCACGGCTGGTGAGTTAAATGGGAAGGAAACCAACAAACCCTGACAGCGTTACCCGCCTCAGGAAGCGCAAGCAGCGCAGC